GAATCAATATCATCCTTACTTTGATTTTCAATCTTTTCAATAAAGTCTCTTTGCATGTCAACTTTATCTTTTAAAGATTCCTTTTTAAGATCAAAGGTTTTAATATCATCACGAACATTTCTAATTCTACTCTTAATGACATCATTCATTGAAGAGAAAATTTTGATATCCAAAAGATCTTCTACAACTTCTCTACGACTAGAAGTTGGAAGTTGCATGAAAGGAATGAATGTAGAAGATCCAAGAATTACAATCTGCGTAAAAGATTTGTAATTCATTTTTAGAACATTCTGTTCTAACCATTTTTGTTGATCGATCGCAGAATGCGATTGATCTAATTCTTCTCCATTTCGATAAAGTTTAAAAACGTTTGGTTTAATACCTCTTTCAATTTTCCACTCAATCGAATTGACATCAAACTCAATCTCAACCAAACAATTCTTTTCGTTTGTAGAATTGATCAACTGACCCTTATTGATTTTCCTAAAAGACTTACCGTATAAAACAAAAGTCAAAGCATCGAGAATAGTAGACTTACCAGCACCATTAGATCCAATGATCAGGGTGGTTTGATTGCCGTCAAGACTAACTTCTGTTGGATGGTTACCAGTACTTAAAAAATTCTGCCAACGGATTTTTTTAAAAATTATCATATTCAGAATCAGGTGGAATCACAATATCATCGGGGGTTATTATGGCGTACTTATGATCATGCATCTCACAAGTTTTAACCATTACTTCGTCTTCTACTTCCAAAACATTCATTTCTGGGTAGTCTAACTCTTCCAGTTGCATAGAATACCTCATTGCATCATCTTCGTCAACAAAGATATAGAGGACCTGTTCTCCATCTTCATCAACTACAGAATACGCACCTTCCTTTTCTTTTCCAGCAACTGTAATGATATACATTATACAACCTCACATGCTTCTTGATATATTTCTCTAATGAGAGACTGAATTACTGTTTTATTTAACTCAGTTTCAGACTCATCAATATATCTGTTTAGGATAGACATTGTATCTTCAGATTCATCAGCTTCAAACTCCTCAGATTCCATTAATTGGAAGTTCTCGACAATTTTTAAATCTGCAACACCAGAAGAATAAAGTTTATCAATAAACTTTTCAAACTTTTTACTGTCAGTCTTTTTTCTCACAATGACTTTTACAATTTTATTCTCAAACTCAGAGGTATTGAATGTTTGATAATCGGTGTCCTCGTAATAGATATTATAAAAAAGTCTATAAGGATTATTTACTGGTGTATGTTCAAGGGTCTCTGTATCAAAAAGAGTGAAACCTCTGGTATCTCTGACATCACTCCAGAACATTTCATAGGGATTACCGAGATAGTAAACTGTCCCATTGTCGGATCTAGTGTGATAGTGTCCCGAAAACACTTTTTTGAACTTATCAAAGGTTCTGCTGTCATGACCGTGGTCCATGACGATTTGACTGTTGACCTTGAAACCATTGAGTTCGAGGTGTCCCATTGCGACGGAACACTTTGTTTTTTTGATAGTGTTAATTGTTTCTTTCTCGTTCCCTTCATTAATCCAAGGAATGAAGAGAGTGTTGAGATTATCCAAAGATACTTCTGTAGGAGAAGAATACACCTTAACATTATCATATTCTTTTAAAAGAAGATCAACAGCATTAATATCATTAGTGTTCTTATAGTAGGCATCATGATTACCAACCATCAAATGAAGAGTAATACCTCTTTCTTTAAGAGGATCAAATACAACCCTTTTTGCCCACTTTAAAGATTTGAATTCAATACCTTTTCGACTATCGAATGCATCACCCATATGTACTACGGTATCGATATCTTCTTTATCTAATGTGGGAAAGAAGATATCGTTATAGAATTTTTCAAAGTAGTCGTGAAATAGTTTAGAACCTTTCCTAGCACCGTAATGTGTGTCGGTGATAATACCGATTTTCATCTTTTCTCTCAGATTATGAATTTTTTCTAATACTAATATTACCTGCTAAAGTAATTCTCTCATTTTTATATCTGTGTTTATTTACTTTATGATTCAAATGTGATGGAAATATAACTAATCTACCCTCCTTTGGAAGAATTTTTTTTCTTTTAACTCTTCCCCATAAACCATGAGATTCGAAAATAAGTGAAGGAAAATATATTTTACTACTTAGAAAGTAATTGAATGCTATTCTAACTTCGTTGCCACTATGATCATGAAGCTCCGCATATTCTCCTTTTCTATAAACGTTTCCCCAAAAACTATCAAAAATTAATATCTGATCTCCTCCCGACATAAACGGATATGGATGTGCTCTTATATGTTGTACTATGAATTCTTGTAATTTTTTGATTTGAGGAGTAACAATGCTCCACTCAGTCATTGTTGCCTTTACATTTGTTCCTTGGTTTTGAATATCTTTATATTCTTTAAGGACGGGTAGAAGTTCATCTTGCAATTCTCTATGGTTCGGATAGTTATCAATAACTAATACCTGAGAAATAACAGGAATATCTACTACACGATTAACAACGGGTTTCATTTGTCAGCACTAATGTGAGGATGACGTGGTTTAAACTCTTCCATGGGTTGGGATTTAGTCAGATCTCTACGACCCTGATTCTTGATGACGATAAATGCATCTTTATTATACTTACGAGTACCAATGGGTGACTGCCACTTTTTATTATACTCCTCACCTACATCAATACCAGAGACAGAAGTTCCACCAATCTCTATAGTAATATCATCAAGTTCATCCCATCCAAGGGTTTCAATTGCTTCTGCAATTTGTGCTTTAATTCTAAGAGGATTGTAAATCATGAGTTTCTCAGTTTTTGATGTACCGCATCTTTAATACTGTTATAATCCGAGTAGTTACCACTGTCAAGTTCATTGGCATCAAAGACTTCATCAAAGTCGGTCTTCTCAAGGATTTTATTTTTAATCTCAAGTTGTTTCTTCTCTTGAGAGATTCTTCTCAAGAATGCATAGTAGATAATTTGTGTGAAATAAGCAAAGGGATTCTTTGACTTTTCTGGATTAAAGTTATGAATATATCTCACACAATTTTCAATACCATCACAAATCATATCATCTTTGAACATGTAGTTCACGAAGTTTGGTTTATATGACAAGTGATTTGCAATTTTAAGAAAACACTCACCAATATACCGAGGAATTTCTGGTTTAGGCTCATCATTGAGTTTTGCTTTTTCTACCTTAGCAAAGTAATTCTCTAGAGCATTTAGGAACTCCTTATTATTCACATAATGTTCAGTATTTTTGGGTTTTGGCATAATGGTTTCAAAGTGTTTTATAATTATATTTTGTTGAATACATTATAACAGACAACAATGTGATTGACAAGTGTTGACAACATATCAAATGTCCAGTAGACTAGGCTTGTCCTGGTTGATAGATAAGTTATAGATATTACTTAACTGTTGTTATAGAGTTTCTCAAGTACTTCTTTGGTATCACGTACATTACCAAGATAACCCATTCTTCTATCTAACTTAGAGTAGTTGGTTTGATTTGCTTTTCTAACATAATCCTGATAGTTCATAATCATTTCAATATTTTCTGATTCAGACATTGTAAGAACGTCTTCAAGATTAATTACAAATAGATCTTCATGAGAAGTTTTTAACCAAGGTTCAAATTTATATCCAGTAACTGATCCTCTTGTTTTAATTGGTTGTACACAAATGGGATTAGATATTAATAACATAGTTCTATCTTCTTCATCTGATGCTGCTACCTTACAAAAGATTTCATCACCACACTTAAGTTTGATTGTGGCATAAAAATCGTCTTCTATCATACAGTCTCCTTTTTCTAGTCTTTTATATCAATAGTTAAAATATCGTAGTTGAACTGTTCTGAAACATAAATCTTGACTCTTTCAATAAAATGATTCAGTGTGTAATTTTTTCTTGATCCGATAGTAAAATCGTCTGAAATATCATAAAGTTTTGCACTAACCTTATCTTTGCCTTTACGAAGGACTCTACCAATACTCTGTAAGTTTCTTACTCTAGATTTTGATGGAGAGGCAAATATTACGTTATGAAGGTTTTTAATATTAATACCAGTACTAAAAGTTCCGTATGATGCAACGATGATAGCGTCTTTTTCTTTTTCAGTAATCTCCCTTACTTGTTCTCTATCCTCAGCATCTACACCACCATGAATAAAGAAAACTTTTCGATCTTCACTTACTTTTTTATTTATTAAGTCGAAAAGTATTGCTCCATGAGATTCTACTCTGGAATATAGCACTAGACTATTACCATCTAGATCTTTAACTAAGTTACTAATAAAATTGTTTCTCTTTTCATGACTTATGATATATTGAATTTCATCTTCATAAGTATCAAATTTTCTAGGTTTATATTTTAAAACTAAACATTGAATATCTAATGCTGCTAGATGACCTTCTTCTTGAAGTTTCTTTGTTTGGGTAACTTTATATGAAGGTCCAAACAGTCCCTCTAACACCCATTTATGGGTCTGTGAGCCGTCTAATGTACCAGTGAACCCATATCTATACTTAGCATGGTGTAATTTATCCATGATACTGATAAGAGACTTACTTTTAAAAAGGTGCGCCTCGTCTCCTATTATCACGTTATAGTCCTCAAAGAAACTTCTCTCTAACTGATAAACAGATTGCCAAGTAGTAATGGTTACTTCATTAGTGTTCACCCTCTCTCTACCAGCATAGATTCTGTGACAATGATTTTCTGCATCCCAACCATATTGTTGGAAGTCTTTGAACATCTGTTCTACAAGAGATGTAGTTGGAACAACAATTAATATTTTCTGTCCCTTTGCAACGAAATACCTCACCACTGTATAAATCATGAATGACTTACCAGAACCAGTAGGAGATATAAGTAATTTACGATTATATTTTAATGCATCATGAACCGCATCAATCTGATAGTCTCTCGGTTCAAAATGAGTGATGGACTTCATATAGTCTTCAACACCACCCATTGATACCATCTCATTCACTTCGAATGGTGGTCCATAAAATTTATTATTCAGAAACTTATAAGTATATCCTGCCTGCTCACAAAAAGCAATAATCTTATCGAGAAGACCAACATAGATTCTCTTGGTCTTCATGTTGAATAGATGAACAAATCCATCCCAGTACTTACTCCGATACTGGGGCATGAATTTTTTATTGGGAACCTCAAAGGTAAACCTATCTCTCAGTTCATACTCAATATGAGGTTCTGTCGTAATTTTTAGGTAAACTTCATTTACCTTTTCAATGGTCAAATCAGCCATACATATAGGTTCTCACCTACATGTATTTATTACATATGTTCAAACTTATATTGTAAAACAATTCTATAAAGAAAGTCTTTCATGAAACTAAGTCTCTCCTGTTCTCCAGGATGGCCACCCGACCAGTTTTCATAATGGTACTTTACGGCATTGTAAAGAACATAAACATCAGTGATGTCTAAGTCCATTTCTACATAAGGTCTTTCTTCTTCCATTAGCCTAGTCCTGAACTGAATCTCATGAATTCAATACTATTTTTAATTTGATAAGTACGATTTCCAATTTGTTTGAGAATCTCCTCCAGATACCTTAACATCACATCATAATATTCAATTTTCATTGATACTGTTGAAAGTCTTTCATCCGCATCAAGATACTTAGTCATTGTATCTTTATCTCTAATTTTCTTAGGAAAGGGATCTTTTATGTAAACATCAGGATCAGCTTTTCCAGAATAGTATTCATATCTTTCATGTCTCACATTCTTTTTCTGTTGTTCTGCTTTTTTTCTCAACAACATGAGATTATTATATAAGTCATAATATTTTGCATGAAGAATAGGAATGTTTAAAGATTCCGTATGTAGATTATCAATATCAATCTTTGAATCCTTTTCCCACATTTGTTGGATTCCTGGCAGATCAATCATTAGCAACAAATAACATCAGATATATTGTAGATAGAATACTTGAATGTCACGTCTGCTGTCAAGTACTCTACATCCCCACCAGTTGAGTCAAATTGAATATCAGACAAACTAGTAGGAAATAAATCTTTAAATTTCACATTAAATATTGGATTGTTGATGCCACTCATAATCTGTAAGGTTCCATCTGAAAAAATATTAATCTCACTGTTCGAACCTTGTTTAACTGAACTCTCTTTTTGGAAATCATAAATTTCCTGAAGACTTTCAGGGAAACCAATTCCTCTCAACCAATGTTGGATTTCCATGTAATTTTCAAGTCCTTGATCAATTAAAAATCTAATCCTCAAATCATTAAAATCTAATTTCTCTCCAGGTCTTGGAATGTCTTTCAAATATGATGGTTGTGTCGCGACACCAAGAGTCATTCCTGGTACATTTATCGCGTTACCATAAAAACCAATCTTTGGTGCCCTATTAATAGTAAACTTAAACCCAGTGGCTTGTAGAAAGTTTCTATCAGTAATTTGTCCTGTTAATGGTTTTGCCATTATATCTTTTTTAAGTATTTATCAATAGGCATAAAAAAAGAGACCCTTGCGGGTCTCTCGTAATACACCGTATGGTGTGGCGAACTCACATGAGGTTCTTAACAGCAACTCTTCTGTAGTAGCGGTTGGAGTTAACACGCAGTCTACCGAGTCCTTGATCGATACCTTCAGCGAATGGGTTAGCAACCAGACCATAACGGGTCTTGAAGCCGATTTTGGCT